TTTAAGTTTTTTACCTGCGTTTTCTTGTGTTATACCATTATCGAGTGCAAAATCAGATGAAGAGAATGATCCAGTAGTTGGGGTGAGATCTAACGATGTGGTCATTCTGTAAACTGGAGTTTCTGATGTGTCAACGTAAAAGTTGTTTCCAGTTTTGATTCTCCCAATGAAGGCGTTGCTGGCAAAATCGACGGTGAATGCAGCAGCAGTCGTTCCAAATGTTCCGATGAGTTCACCACCTTCATCCTCAATATTTGCATAGTCGTGCTGTTCGGCCCCAGAGGATATTCCAACCACGGACGCCGTGGAGCTTGCAGAGAATGGAACCGCCCCTCCGTCTCCTGTGCCTGTGAGCCGTAATAGAAGTTCTCGATTGATACTATCCCAACCACGAACAACTCCATTTGCAGTTAAACCAAGAACACTATTATAGTGTGATACAGTTTCATTCACCGCATAGTTTCCAGTTCCACCACTAATACCAAAATTGATTCTAATTCTTTCTTCTTCTGAACTCGGAAGAACAAAATCTTTAGATGGATTCTTTAGGAAAAGTTTTCCTTCTGTTTGATCAGAACCAAGTTCCCACCGTTCTATAGTCGCAACTGCATTCGATTGTTGTCCGAAAATATAATCATTTGCTTTGAATATCTCTGAATCGAATCCAAAGGAACTATTTTCTCCACCCGCAGAATAACCAAAAGGTTTTCTTACCACCATGCTGGTTTTTCTATCATATTCAGATCCAGCAACTCTAAGACTGTTATCATTTAATACTGGGTTCTTTAAAATTCCAAATTGTCTGAAGTCATTAACACTAATAATTTCTGGCTGTCCATCAACATTATCATTTATCATACGAACCAAAACTTTAGAAGCATTAAATTCGGTTATTGCATTACCACCATGTCCGCTTTTTGGTGAGATATAAATTCTTGCAGTGGGTGAACTTCCAACAAGGCCTGGAGTTGGGAATGTTGCAAATGCTCCAGTATACTCACTTCCCGCGTTTATGGTAACCAAATCTTTTGATGGCATTACAAACTGAGCGTTCTTTCCATCACCATGCACGAGAATCTCTGGAAGAATCTTAAACGAACTCTGTCCTTCGTTATCCGAAAGTCCAAATATTTTTCTTTCTATGGGTGTTTCTAGTGTCAACACTTTACCCTCGGTGTCGCTTACCTCATAATCGGATATTCTATGTGCCTGTCCAGAACCAAGACCAGACGAAATATAAAGGACATAACCATTATATGCATCATCGTCTTCTGAAAACAAAGAGTCGTTGGGATTTAAAACTACGCCTGTAATACCTGCATTCGTTGACTGGTAAACATTTTTTGCGTCTGCTAATGAGTTGGGATATTGACTACTCAGAGTAGTTTGAAGTCCAGTAACATCAATTCTGTTTATTGCCCCGTCCACGGTTTTCTGTTGAACTTCAAATTGTAGATTTGCAGTTTCATCTTCAGACTTTTCTCTGAACATAACAGGCATATATTCTTCTGTTAGGAAGTCTAGCTGGTCATCTGTTATGGTATACATGAACTTCCACTTATAACCGTCTGAGAGTCTAAAGCTACTCGTTCCTGTTTGTGTGGGTGTTTGTGATGAAGCCGAACCATTATTGTTATCAAGACACTTATATACTGACTTTCCACCGACAAGAACATAATAGTCGGTAACGGACTCTGGATCATTTTGATCTGCGGTATCATCGTATTCTGAATATACTCTTCCCGATGTCCAGTTTGTTCTTGGTATCACGAACGATATGTTTCTAGAATCAACTCTAATGGCAAAAAGAGAGTTTCTATAAGCAGAGAATTTTTCTGCAACGGAATCCACTACAGATGGTGGCGTTGTTTCGTCTGTCCAAGGTAAAATCTTACCAAAGAAAAAGTAATAGTTATCATCGGATAAAGGATCAAGTTGCTTCTTTAAGCTATCAGCAAAAACTGTTCTGAAGTTATTTTGTAGTGCGTCTGTTAATGCCATCTAAGCGTCCTACCCATTGTTCGATTCTGTTGTTGTTCCGTATGGAATACTGTAATATTGATCATGCGCTCCAGCTCCAGCCCCAGTTGTTCCAAGGAATGGGAACTGTGGAGATGTCCATGTAGAGTATGTAGGGTTGCTGTGGAAATGAAATCCTACATTTAGGAAACTAAAGTCTCCAGTTGTTATGGCACCAAAGGATGTTCCAAGGCTTATGTTTAAAAATCCTCTAGAGTTTGGGTGATGATATATTGGGAAGAAATCCAAACCAAGAGCTTGAGCAGAAGTATATCCTTCTGCTCCCGTTCTTCCGAGAGCAGCCGTTGCACCCGTTACACCAACAACATGTGCTGTTAATCCACCTTCTGGGACTGTTCCTATTGTTTCACCGTTTCCAGTCGGACCACCAGTAAAGCCAGGAGCAAAACCATTTGGATATAGATCTACACTTGTTCCTGCAATAGAATTGTTTGCTCTAAGGTCTTGTGTTGTGCCAAATGTGTATGGTGTATAATTTCCAATGACAGAGATTTCTTGTTTTTGTATTTCACTGTGAAACGGTGAGTCTGAACTTAAGGTGTCAGACAAGAGAACATCACCGAACAACTTAAACCCTGATGGATGTAAAAGTGCCTTTACTGAATCTGAATATTTTTGCAATGAAAGTTTAGTCTTTAGAACATAGGAAAAATATTGATAATAATCATTGTCTTCTAATTTTTTCTTTGAACTTAACTTACCAGAGTTGTCATAGTAAAATCCATCATATTCCGCAAGCGCACTGCTTTTTGCAGTTCCTTGTGCGTTTCCGTTTCCTGTGGTACTTTCAATTGTGAATGTAACATCAGTGAAGTAGTTTACTCCGTGGTTCAGAATTTCAATGTCTTTAATTCTACCCTTGTTATCTACACGAGTTACTTTAGCTGCGGCTCCAATACCACCACCCTCTTCGACCAACTTAACAAAATCTCCGATTCCATAACCAACACCAGAGTTTGAAATTGTATATTCGCTCAACAAACCAAAAGTTTTTTCTCGTAGTATTGAACCATCTGCCAATTCAACTTCTATTGTTCTGTTTGGAATAAAATCACCATCTATATTGTCTAAAAATATTTCAGTCACTATAAACGGGGGTAGATCATATTGAATAATATCAGAAACGAAAGCAGTTGCGTTTGTGGTTGAATCGTCTAATGCCACTTGAGATAGACTTCTATTTTTCATGGTGAAGTTACTTAAGCCATTTTCTGAAGTAACTCTGATGGATTTTCTTTCTATCCATTTACCAGTGGAAGTTTCAAGAATATCAGTCTTTGGGTAGAACACCTCAGCGATACTATTGTAGAAAGCATCGAAGAAAAAGACAAAAGAACTTTCCGATCCCTTTATGGCATAAAAGTCACGAACTCTTTTCAGTAATGTTTTTCTGTCAAGTAAATTACCATCGGAATCTAGTGTACTTTCTTTTGGGAAGTTTCTCATGAACTTGTGTTCGAACGAATCAACAAACTCATCGAGTGTGTTTTCTATATCATAGAAATCATTCAGAAGCAAAGTTCTTTCTGTTGCATTCCCCTGTTGTTCCATGAATTCATAGTAAGCCTCTATGAAAGCAACAAAGTTTGGATGATCTAAATTGGTGAAATCAGGAACCTGACTTTCAATTAGAGGAGAAATACCATTGACTATACTTTTAGTTCTAGCGTCTAATGGGACAAGTTGACCATTATCGAATATGGTAGCCGAAGTACCCGTAGAACCTCGAAGTAAAAGTGTCAGTGACATTTATCCTCTTCCGCCCCCGCCTTGAGTGCAGAAACCAGGCAACGTACACGTTCCGTCTGCACATCGTTCCAGACCATCCTCGCAGTCATCGACTGGATCTCCTATGCAGGCATCCCCTAAACAATCAGTTCCATCTCCTTGATAATCTCCTCCAGCAAGAATACACTCATCCCGAGTCCTTATTCTACAACCAAATCCTTCTATGCAACATGCGCCAGTTGGTGGATCGCCAGGAGGTTCTTCTTCACATACGATTTCACTGCATAAAGTATTATCCCCGTGATAGATACCACCATTTTCAATACAGTTTTGATATGTTCTGGTGTCACAGTTTTCTCCTATACAGCAAGCTCCTGTTGGATCTTGTGGATCGCCTGTGTTTCCCTCGCCACCATCAGTTCCAGACTCCCCATCATCACCTTCAACGGGATCGGGATCTGGTTCCACATATACTTCTCCTCCACCAGAATCATATTCAAAGTTCTGTGCGGCGGGGGGAGAAACTGCCGATCTGCTAAGTTCAATTTGTGCCGACTCTATGTTGTTGATGTTTTGAACATCTACAGTTAGATTTCCATCTTGAAGAGAATCGTAGTGTAGAATTTTATGGGTTGGTGCAAAGATTACATCTTCACGAGGAGTGACATCAAAAGTAATTAGACCTTGTGTTGTAGCACTGACAGGTATAAAGTTATTGATAAAAACGGCCCCAGATGCAAATTCAATCGAACCCATATTTCTATAGATCGTTATTCTTCTACCACCAACCACTTCATAGATTCGAAGATTACCATCCATATCACTGTCGATGGCTCCTCTGAATATGGTTCCGTCTGGTTTCTTGTATGCAAAGTCACTCGACTGTACTGATGGGATTCCTTGTATGCCACCAAGGGAGTCATGACTAGTATTCAATAAACTGTTGTTGAATTCAAGAACGTAGTTTCTTTTATTATTCAAAGAAGGAGCTAAACGTTTTTGTAACATGACATCAACGTCAACGTAGAGCAAAGAATTTTCAAGGTTACGACACAGTGCTTCTAGTTGGTTAATGTATAGGTGTCTTCCAAACTTGCACAATTCCGTAGTGGCATAAAGCGTGATGTACGATATCAACAATGCCTTAAGTTCTAGTGCTGTTTTGGTTGTCAGCGTGGGATCATACCCAGACTTTGCTTTGAACATGACATATGTGTATTCAGGATCAATTATCTCAGGAAGAATACCAACAATATTCTTCGGCTTCAATATGTTAGTCTTTATGTCATCCTTTTCTTGATCTGTCAATACGCTCGTTGTTTTTGGTTTTACCGCAATATACACTCGACCATATTCTGGTGGGTATATTTCTTCTCCTCCATAAACAAAGACATCATCAGCGTCCCCATACTCATTCAACACAAGAGACCTATAATCTTCTTCGGTTACTGCTCTGTTTTGAGTCTGAAAGAACTTGGGTGAGTTGAAACGAATGCTGTCTTTCGTTTCAATCGAAGCTCCTCCTGCCGAAGATGATACCACAGATACTGTGCCATTTGCAATCGAAGCAGTAAACGTTCTGTTCGTCGTCGAGTCAGTTTTTCCTACACCGTTTGCATCCGATCCTGTCGTGGTGAAGTACTCTATAAGTACAACATTACCATCTTCTAACTTCTTACCAAGAACACCGTCACCGAACTTGATTTCATAAAGTCCCGTGGATGTTACCTCTAAGAAGAATGAGGTACTCGTTGATTTGAGTGTTGTTATATCAGACACCTTTGTCCACACGTCATTCTTACCGTCAGAGTCTGTCGTTGACTTCAGAACTCTAACAGTTATGTGATCGGTGTCCACATTAAGTGTGGGAATGACAAACTTAGTTTCGGATGTGCTAGATGAAACATAGGATACTGAGTTGAACTCACCTTCGAAAATTGAAAACTCACTAGAAACGTGAGGAGCAGTTCCAGAAGTATCAATCGTTATTGGAGCCATGTTAAAGAATGAATATGGTGTACCGCCAATAGTAGCAGAAAACTTTGTTCTGCCAGGTATGATCTTCGTGGATGTATCTGAAGTCGAAAGGGAAACAGTGACTCGTGCTTCGGCAGCTTTCTTTGAGTGTGGCGTATATCCGATTTGCTTTGCATGGGACATCACAGATTCTTTCTTGACTGCACTGTCCAAGAACATTTCGTTCGCTACCATGTTCGTATAGAATGACTGGTAGTGTGTGTTGTATGCTAGAACGTCTAGAAGAACCGATAAGCCAGATCCATTAAAATCAAAATCCTTGAACTGCTCTTGGCCTTCTAGGAAAGATTGAAAGTTTGATCTAATCGCGTTGAAATCTAGATCTGTTATTTGCTTTGTTTTGTTAACCGCCATTATCGAGTTCTTTCGAGGTTAAGTGTTACTGTTGCCGTATTTCTAACATTCACAGGTCTAAAAACTATACTTACCGTAAACGAATTTTTCGCGGGAACGGAAGTAACCACTACATCTAAAAGTTCTACTCTGGGTTCGTCTCGTCTTATTGTTTCTTCTATCTTGTTCTTGATCTTAATTGCAGTCACGGGTGTTGCCAGTTCAAATAAGTACTGATGCACTCCCGCGTCTAGTTCAGGACGAAACGGTCTATCATATCTTTTGGTAAGAACCAGATTTCTCACAGATCTCTTCAGAGCTTCCATGTCAGTCAATGTGACAATATCACCAGAGACTGGATGTGCCTTGAAGTCTAAATCTATGTCTGAATATCTTGCCATCGTATTATATATTAAAGATTTAGTGAGGCCTCCAAGGCATTTTTGATACTATTTAAATTTGGAATTCCTGTGGTGCCATATGAGATCATGTTCCTTGTCATTCGAATGTAATAATTTATTTGATCGGGTGTCAGAACCTTTCTTAGTTCAGAAGCAGAGGATTGTAAGTCGGACCCCCTGTTGTACACCTTCACGAGTTCTGTTATCTCTGCTGGTTTTATATCTCTGATTGGTAAATTAGTATTGAGCAGTTTACCGATTTGAACATTGTCGTTGCCTCTGCCAGAAATATCTCTTCCCAATACTTGTGATGTATATTCTTGTAATCTAGAAAGGGCAGTGCTTCTTTCCTGTTCCGAATTAAAGGACTCGCTGAAGAAAAGTGTTTGTCTAACAAGATCTGTAAATTTAGCCCTGTAAATGGTCTCTCCACCTGCGGTGTTTTCTGTTAGAGCGATGCTAATATCTGGACCCGAGTAGTCCACTGGAATCCAAGACGCTCTCTGACCAGGGGTTGCTCTTTCTTGTGTCTGTTGTTGTTGGTATTCACGTTGTCGTTGTATTTCTTGTTCTTGTCTATTCAAAGCAGATTGAATCAGGGGCAAATTAATAGTGTCCGCATAATCTTGAGGAAAAGCTGTGACATATCGCTGAAGTGCCTCTAAATCTCTAGTGACAAATTCCTGTGCCAAGTAGTCGGGATCTACCATACCTCGGCCTGCTAGACCCGACTGTAGATCAGATTTGATTTTTGTAATAATATCACCAACTCTGTTTGGAGTTCCCGTAGATTGATCGAATCTAGGATCGAAGTTTTGCTCTTCGAATCTCCGAGATATCTCACTCATAGAATCGGTATCAGGGAGTTCCGCCCTTCGACGGGCTTCCTCACGACTTTGTATTCTTTGTTCTTCCT